TGCTGAAACTTTGTTAGATGCTGTTAAATTCATTGGAGAGAAAAGAAGGCCAATGTTGTTATCAGTGTTTATGGGTGGTGACATGTCTAAGCTCATTAATTATCCTGAAGATTTATTAGTAGGATATGATCCTAATCCATATCATAGGAATCGAACTCCTGGAAATAGAGGCGATATCGAAATAGAAGATATGGAATTCATGGAGCAATCTCTGATGCCAAGTATAGAAGAAGATACTATTGGACCCGATGAGAAAGCTATGGTCTTTAACTTCGCTTCACTTGTACAAGGTAAAACAAAACGCTGGTTAAAACAGCAAAACGTTAGTGAGTGGGATATCGAATTCTTTGGATCTAGAAAAGAAAAACAAAGACGATTACTCGAAAGTGATATGTGTAAAGTATATGCAGAACAATGGGGAAGTTTAATGCCAGGTTACCCTCATGCAGGTTCAGGTTGGTGGAGAGCTAGACCTTATCAAGTAGCTGATGGTGGTTCTATTCTAATTGGTGAATACGACGAAATGTATTTGCTATATGGAGACGAATACCTTGCAGGCTTAACTGCTCAAAACCTAGAAGAAATGAATATAGAAGAACTAACTTCTGTAGCAGAACGCCAAAAAGATGCGCTATATAGTAGGCATCCATTGGATAAAAGAAAGCAACAGAAAGAACTAGGTGTTATTCTGTGAAGATATTAGTAGTTGGCGCTGGATTTGCTGGTGCAGTTATAGCAAGGGAATGCGCAGAACAAGGACACACGATAGATGTAATAGATCAAAGAGATCACATTGGTGGTAATGCTTATGACTACACTGATGAAAATGGAATACGAATTCATAAATATGGTCCACATCTCTTTCATACAAACAACGTTGATGTAGTGAAGTGGCTATCTAGATTTACTGAATGGACTCAGTATCAGCATAAAGTTAAAGCTCAATTGGATGATGGACGTTATGTTACTCTACCAGTTAATAAAGAAACAAAAGAAATAGTGGGTGAAGAGAATGTACTAGATATTTTCTTTAGACCTTACACTTATAAGATGTGGGGTAAAACATTAGATGAATTAAATCCTGCAATAATAAACAGAGTTCCAATACGAGATGATGATAATGAGTTGTATTTTCCTAATGACAAGTATCAGCAAATGCCGAAAGAAGGTTATACTAAGTTGTTTGAGAATATCTTTAGTCATACTAATATTAACGTATGTACTTCAGTAGCTTTCAATAAATTAATGGAAGAGGATTATGATTATATCTTTAACTCGATGCCTATAGATGAGTACTTTGATAATTGCCATGGTGAATTGCCATATAGATCTATCAAGTTTCATAACGTAACACTAAATCAAACTAAAGTTTTACCAACAGGAACAGTTAATTTTACACATGATGGTCCATTTACAAGAGTAACCGAATGGAAGAATATAGCAAATCACGGAGTAAACGACTATAAAACAGTGCTTACTTACGAAGAGCCATGTGATTATAAGGATAATAATATGGAAAGATACTATCCAGTTCAAGACGTAGAAGGAACTAATAGAGATACGTATAAGAAATACAAAGATATGGTAGACGAATCTAAAATGAAATTTATCGGAAGGTGCGGTCAATATGTTTATATCGATATGCACATGGCAGTTGGCGGAGCATTAGCAGTAGCAAGGAAATTTTTAAAATGAATTACGCATCAATAGTACCCTTAATTGGCGGGTCAACAATAGCCATGCAAAACGTATTTGGTAAAAGACCAGAATATATGATGACATACGATGGGTTTCAAGATAATGAAAAGCATCTTATTAATTATTATAATAATGAAGTACCATATTATAATCTATCAGAAGGACCTAAACCAACTCATAACGTTGATGTAGTAAATACAGTATGTCCTTGTGCAGGATTAAGTTCTCTATCGGTTGCATCTAGTTCTACTAATGAAGCTAATGACTGGATGGTCACTTCTGCAGAATACGTACTAAGTACAGTTAAACCTAAAGTATTCTGGGGAGAGAATGCACCGAGGCTAGCATCTAAAATGGGTGAGCCCGTAGTAGAAAAATTAAGAAGGATTGCTTATAGACATGGATATACATTTTCATTGCTACAAACTAAGTCAATACTCCATGGGCTAAGCCAAACTAGAGATCGATCATTCTATTTCTTTTGGAAAGATAGTAAAGTTCCTCTCTTTGATTATATTCATGAAGCACCAGGAAACATAGCAGAAGATATTAGATCAATATCCTTAGATAGTAGTGATCCAATGTCAGCTTTAACTAATGAAAAAACACCCTCAGAAAATCCATTTTATCGATATGTATTAGAAGCAATCGAAGGTGGTATTACTCATAAAGAATTCAGTTCCAAGCTTACTAAATCATGTAACGTTATGGACTATATAGAAGAACATACGAATTATAAAGAAGTTTCAGTTTGGATGGAAGAGCATGGATTTGAAAAAGAATCTAAGAGATGCTTGACAATGTATCACAAATTAAAATCAGGTGGCAATATTATGAGAAAGAATATTGAAGTACCATGTGATAAAATTGGTGCATTTGTTGGTCATCTACCAACTATGTTAACTCATCCAGATGAAGACAGATTCTTGACTGTAAGGGAAGCCTTATACATTATGAGAATGCCAAGTGATTTTGAATTGCTTGACCCTAAAAGAACACTAAACCATATATGTCAAAACGTTCCGGTTACAACTGCAGAGTTTGCAGCTAAACAGATCTATAAATATTTAAATGGACAGATTGATTTAGTAGACACAGATTTTCTTATTCAAGATAATCGAAAAAAAGCCATAAAATATCAAAAAAACAGTGTACAACTCGACAGTTTTATGGTATAATATACTAATATTGAGGAAAAAAATATGTTAAATACAAACGAAAAATTTCCAGGATTTATGCTTAACGGCGTAAACTCGGAAAATCAAATTGTTCAAGTTAAATCAGAAGATCTTTCTGGTTCTTGGGCAGTCATTTACTTCTACCCAAAAGACTTTACGTTCATTTGTCCAACTGAAATTTCAGGTATGGATAAACTATGCGAAGAGGCTATTGTAATGGGAGTATCTGGTGATAATGAATATTGTAAGCAAGCTTGGAAAAAATCCAATCCGCTTATAAAAGACATTACACATACACTGGCAGCCGATCCCGGTTTGTCATTAGCAGGAAGATGTGATATCATTAATATGATTGATCTTGTAGCAAATAGAGCAACGTTCATTATCGACCCTGAAGGTATAATCCAACATTCATCAATGAATGCAATGGATACTGGAAGGAACGTAGATGTACTATTACAAACTCTCGAGGCACTTAAAGCAGGCGGTTTAACCGGATGTGATTGGGTTGCAGGAGAGCAGTTCGTTGCCTAGTGTAGATCTAAGACCGCGTAAACCAAATCCTAAGGATAAAAGACCTCAGAAGGAAATGCCCTTTGATGTTGGTTTACGCAAATTTAAGAAAGCTTGTGAGAGAGCTGGAATCGTGCAGGAGGTTCGTAGGAAAGAATTCTATGAAAAGCCAACTGCTAAAAGAAAGAGAAAAAAGGCTGAAGCAATTGCTCGTACTCGCAAGCAAGAAAGAGCAGCAAAATTAAGACCGAACAGGTGGAGATAATATTATGGGTATAATGGATAAACTTAAAAAGAATTCCAAAATTAAAACAACAGCTATATTGCAAGAGAGTATATTCTTTCAAAAGCAAGATACAGTTAAAACTGAGGTGCCAATGATTAACGTTGCGCTATCAGGAGATGTTGATGGTGGAATGACAAGTGGATTGACAGTATTAGCTGGTCCTTCCAAACATTTTAAAACATCATTTGCATTACTTATGGCAAGTGCTTATTTAAAAGAACATGAGGATGCAGTATTGTTATTCTATGATTCAGAATTTGGTTCACCGCAATCATACTTCGAATCATTCGGTATCGATACTAGTAGAGTATTACATACTCCTATTACAGATGTCGAGCAATTGAAATTTGATCTTGTAGGTCAATTGGATAATATCGATCGTGGTGATAAAGTATGTATTGTTATTGATTCAATTGGTAACTTAGCTTCTAAGAAAGAATTAGAAGATGCACTGAATGAAAAAGGTGTAGCTGATATGTCAAGAGCAAAAGCTTTAAAAGGATTATTTAGAATGGTAACACCATATCTAACAATGAAAAACGTTCCTCTTTTAGCAGTTAACCATACCTACCAAGAAATTGGTCTGTTTCCTAAAGCAGTAGTTTCAGGTGGCACAGGTATATATTACTCAGCAGATAATATTTGGATTATTGGTAGAAGGCAAGAGAAAGTTGGAACTGAAATCAAAGGTTATCATTTTGTAATTAACGTAGAGAAATCTAGGTTTGTTAGAGAGAAATCAAAGATACCTATCTCAGTTACATGGGAAGGTGGAATTGAAACTTATTCTGGTTTGCTAGATGTCGCTCTTATTGGTAACTATGTTGCTAAGCCTTCCGTCGGTTGGTATTGTAGAGTTGATAAAGAAACTGGAGAGTTACTCGATCCTAAAGTAAGACAAAAAGGTACTCTTGAAAAAGAATTCTGGGACCCAATCTTTGAAGGTACCGACTTTAAGAAGTTCCTCAAAGGTCATTACCAAATAGGTCATAAGCCTTTACTAGAAGTTGCAACTGACTTATCATTGGATTCTGAAGATGCCGAATAGTGTTGTCGATAATAATGACTTTAAATATATAGAATCAGAAGTTGAAGACTTTTATGGTATAGAACTTCTTACTCATTCGAAGTGGAAAGGAATCCAATACATATATGGCAAGGTGAATATAAATGAATCACCTGAACTTGGAACAGCCACGTTAGGATTTACCTATCAAGTTGTAGATTCTAAACAATTCGAAGAGGATGATTTAATAAATGATATTAAATTTAAAAATTATCTGGGTGGTATATTACAACATATCATTACAGATTCACTAGATAATGGAGCAAAGATTGGAAATAACAAATCAAATACAAACACACATACTCAATCATCTGATAAATGATGAGGAGTATTGCCGTAGAGTAATACCTTTCCTAAAGAAAGAATATTTTGAACATGAACACAGGGTCGCATTCGATCTTGTGGTTCAATTTGTTACTAAACATAACAAAATACCATCAGGCAAAATTCTAGAGTTAGAGCTTAAGAAAGTTCAAGCTCCTGATGATGTTCTAACAAGAACTCAAGAATTGATTGATGAAATGAAAGTAAGATCTGATCTTGATATAGATTATATTATAGCAGAATCTGAAAAGTGGTGTAAAGATAGAGCAGTATATAATGCTATAATGGAATCTATTAAAATCATTGATGGCAAAGATCCAGAGAAAGATGATGGTGCAATCCCTGAAATTCTTTCTAATGCATTGGGTGTTTCTTTCGATCCTAATATTGGCCATGATTATATCGATAACTCGGATGATCGTTTCCATTTTTATAATACGAAAGAAGAACGTATACCGTTTGATTTAGATTACATGAATAAAATTACAAAGGGTGGCTTACCGAATAAGACCTTGAATATTGCAATGGCCGGCACAGGCGTAGGTAAGTCACTCTTCATGTGTCATTGTGCAGCAGCTAATCTTGAGCTAGGAAAGAATGTATTGTACATTACTATGGAAATGGCTGAAGAAAGAATTGCTGAACGTATTGATGCTAACCTTATGGATTTACCAATCCAACAATTAGAGACTCTTCCTAAGAATGTATTTGATTCTAAGATAGAAAAGATTGGTAAAGGCTCAATAGGTAAACTTATCATAAAGGAATATCCTACAGGTGCAGCTCATACTGGACACTTTAGGGCATTACTTAATGAATTAAAACTTAAAAAGAATTTCAAACCGGATATCATATATCTAGATTATTTGAATATTTGTGCATCTTCTAGGGTGAAAGGCCTTGGTGGATCTATAAATACTTATTCCTACATTAAATCTATAGCAGAAGAGCTAAGAGGTTTAGCGGTGGAATTTAATCTTCCAATCATGAGCGCAACTCAAACAACGCGTGGTGGTTATGGTAATACTGATGTCGGACTGGAAGATACTTCGGAATCGTTCGGTTTACCCGCAACGGCTGATCTTATGTTTGCTCTCATATCAACTGAGGAACTAGAAGAATTAGGCCAAATGCTGGTAAAACAATTGAAGAATCGTTATAACGATCCAACCAAATACAAAAGATTTGTAGTAGGTATTGATCGAGCAAGAATGAAACTTTACGATGTAGAAGAGTCGGCTCAAACTGATATTATGTCAGATATGGCTCCCGACAAACCAATCGCAACGTGGGGCGATAGAGAAAACAAAGACACGTTCGCGGAATTCAAAACATAAATGGAGAAAATATATATGTTAAATTCGATAAAAAACTGGGTAAAAAATAGATTGCCTGAAAGAACTTCACATGACGGAGTATTGCTTATTGTGATATGCGGTAGTGTGTTGCTTTTTGGTGGTGTAGCTAAACTACTCGCATGGGTAGGAATAG